TTTGTTAAACTTTTAGGTGCATGTGAGTCATGTGCCATGAGTTCCTTGACTCTTAAACAAGGTATAGAAACCCACTTACAAGCACAGTGGCCAGAAATCTCACAGGTAATTTCAATATGATTTTAACTCAGAAAGTAATTGACGAAATCCAAGTTGCAATGCGACACACCAAAAAGAATGGTGATTTGAATTGGCAAAATGGTGATGAGATTGAGGTTCAACTTGCTGGCACGTTTGCAGGAGACAAGTTTATAGTTATTAAGAACAAATCTAAGGATCCTGTTGTACCTACTCCACCCCATGAAGGTTTTGATTATGAGAAAAAAGAGTGGAAAGGTGGATCCAATTCATTAGGAAGATCGGCAGGACATAACCTATGAGATTTAAAGCAACTGTGAATGTAAAGTTGAGAGGGTCTGTATCAGATGCTGCTGGTAATGCTGTAATGAATAATACGAAAAGAGTTGCTCCTAATCTTGAACCTCATCTATTGAGAATTGGTAAGTGTATTGATTTTTGGTTTGATGCACCAGACTATGAAATAGCAGAGAAAGAGTTATATACTCTTAGTGATTTGTTTTTATCAAATACTGTAATAGAAGATTGGAGTTTTGAGTTGGTAGAAACAGAAGAAACTGGAATAGGAAATATATCAAATGATAATGCTGGTACATCAAAGCATCATTTATTTGGAGAATGAAAAGATTATGGAGGACATGGAAGTATGCATTGGGTAGTTTCGCTGATGAGAAGACCAAGAGGTATGACAATTCTATTGTCTTTGTACGATCTTTTTTGTTTCTTACTTATCTCATCACTAATTGTTTTATCGTTGCAGGGGTAATCCGTCACTGGAATTCATTATGAACATTTTTGTTACCAATCCTGACCCACATGTATCAGCAAAAGTATTGCCTGACAAGCATGTGGTCAAGATGCCATTAGAGACATGTCAGATGCTCTCTATTGTCTTTTCACACTGGTATTATGACTGGGGTGATGATTTAGTTAAGAAGATAGATGGAACTCCATACAAGACCTCTAAGGGTGCATTCAGGAACCATCCTTGCACTCAATGGGCAGCAGACAGTATATACAATACTGCATGGTTAATTCAGCATGGATGTGCCTTGACTTCAGAGTACAGTCACAGATATAATAAAGTGCATGGATGTGCTGATGCATTATTTGAAGCAAAGAAAACATTTCACAAATTTGCAGGAGAAGTAATTACATGTTATTGTATGGTGGAATCATTTACTCGTGCAATGCCAGATGAGTATAAACATAACACAAGCATTGACACTTTTACTGCTTACAAAAATTACATTAGCAGCAAACCTTGGGTTGCATCTAATTATCTACGTGACGAGTCCAGAAAACCAGATTGGATCTAAATTATGAGAGATGAATTTCTTTGGGTTGAGAAGTATCGACCTAAGACAATTGAAGAATGTATTTTACCAGAGCAAACTAAGAAGACCTTTCTTGATTTCCTAGATAAAGGTGAGATACCAAATATGCTGCTTTCTGGTCCTGCTGGATGCGGTAAGACTACAGTAGCAAAGGCACTCTGCAATCAATTGGGAGTAGATGTTTATGTCATTAATGGGTCGGATGAGGGGCGTTTTCTTGACACTGTTAGGAATAATGCCAAGAACTTTGCGTCTACGGTATCTCTCAGCAGTGAGTCGAAGCACAAGGTTATCATCATCGACGAGGCAGACAATACCACTCCCGACGTACAGCTCCTTCTCAGAGCGAGTATTGAGGAGTTCTCCAGAAACTGTAGATTCATTTTCACTTGCAATTACAAAAATAAAATCATTGAACCCCTCCATTCGAGATGTGCTGTGGTGGAGTTTGGTATTCAGAAAAAATATAAACAAGAAATTGCAATAGCATTTTTCAATAGACTTGTATCAATCTTAGAAGAAGAAAGAATTGAAGCAGATAAGAAAGTCCTAGCAGAGTTAATTAACAAACACTTCCCTGATTGGAGAAGGGTTCTTAATGAATGTCAAAGATATTCTGTTGGGGGTAAGATAGATACTGGTATACTTGCACATTTCAGTGACGTAAAAGTAAATGATCTCGTTAAAAACCTTAAAGAGAAGAAGTTTCAGGAGGTACGTAAATGGTGTGTCGATAACTTGGACAACGATCCTTCTGTTTTATTACGTCGTATTTACGATAATCTTTACACTGCCTTGGTTCCTTCTTCCATTCCTGCTGCTGTTCTCATACTTGCTAAGTATCAGTACCAAATCGCTTTTGTTGCGGATCAAGAGATAAATATGTTGGCGTGTCTTACTGAAATTATGGTGGAGTGTGAATTTAAATGACACAACTAAAAGATAAAATTAAAAATGCGGAAGAACGCATTAAAGAACTTCAAACATTAATTAAACACTGGAAACAAAAACAATGATTTTTCTATCAAAACCATCTGTATACAACTTGCCTGGTACATGGGAAAAGCAAGATGATGTTCTTATTCAACACTTAAATCTTACACCTGATCAAGGATTAATTTTATTCTTTGGTTTAGTATTAGGTGGTATGGTTGCGTATGGAATCTATCTTACATTTGGGCCAGGTAAAAAGACCCTAAGAGATCAGATAGATGAACATTCTAAGATGCATGAATTGGGAATAGCACACGGTCATGGTGGTAATAAAGAGGCATATGAGATGTCTGGTAAACTTAAGCATAAGCATGATGATTAACTATGAAAAAATTATGTGCTATAATAAAAAAGTGGTTTGATTTGTATCATGACACGCCTTGGGAAAAAAAATGACTGAAGAATTTTATAATGTAGTTGCTCATCACCCAACAAGAGATTCTTATCCAACATATAACTTTTATAATGAACCTGAAGAGTGGTCTTGTAATGGAAATGTAAAGATATCTTGCAAAGATGGTAGGGTTAATGTTACAATAATGGAGAGAGACTCTATTAACATACATCAATTGGAAGTGTATTCTGATGACGGTCCTGTAGCAGCAAGACTTGTCGAGCAAACTTCCCATTCTGAAAAATCATGATTACTAAAGAAAAACAAAGAAACCAAGTGAAATCTAAATTCTATTATATCTTCTGGGGTATTGCTACATTTTCTGTAGTGTTTGGTCAACTATATGTTGGGTCTGGATATAGAATGTTTGCTCGTTCATTAAATAGAATCTTTGATACTGTTGAAGTAGAAGTTGGTAGAGATTATAATAATGAAAGATTTTACTAAAGATGAAATCATTGAAAACCCCCCTTCGTTATCCTGGTGGTAAGTCTCGTGCTTGCACCAAAATGGATCAATACTTTCCAGACTTAAGAAATTACACTGAATTTCGTGAACCTTTCTTGGGTGGTGGAAGTGTTGCAATTCATGTTAGTAAGAAGTATCCTAACTTAAAGATTACTGTTAATGATTTGTATGAACCTCTTATAAATTTCTGGGTTCAATTACAGCAGTTTGGTGATGAGTTAACTAATAAATTAAGAGAATATAAGGTCAATCATCCAAATCCAGAGTATGGTCCTCAGGTAGAAGATTTTAAGTATCCTGCATTAGAACTTTTTCTTAATGCAAAAGAATCTATTAATAATAAAAGTCTTGATGATATAGAAAGAGCAGCAGCATTTTATATTGTCAATAAGTGTTCATTCAGTGGATTGACTGAGAGTTCATCCTTTTCAAAACAAGCATCGGTTTCTAATTTCTCTATGAGAGGTATTGATAAGTTGCCAGGATATTCAGAGATAATTTCTCATTGGCATATCAATCAGTATTCATATGAATATTGTTTTAGAACAGATGTGCATGATGGATTGTTTATGTACTTAGACCCTCCTTATGATATTAAGGATAATCTTTATGGTAAGAAGGGTGCAATGCATAAAGGATTTGACCATGACGAGTTTGCATATAACTGTAGTCAAAGTAAAATAGATATGTTGGTGAGTTATAATTCAGACCAACTTGTCAAAGATAGATTTACTGGTTGGACTGCTGCAGAGTTTGACTTAACATACACCATGAGGTCGGTTGGTGAATATATGAAAGAACAAAAAACTAGAAAAGAACTTCTATTACTTAACTATGGAACTGAAGGATTGGCTCAATAGTATTAATTTTACTAAAGAGAATTTAATAGAAGACCCCTCCAATATAAAAGATTATCCTTCTTATATTATCAATCGTTGTTTATCAGGACATCTTGATTGTGTGATGTTTGCTAATGAGATGAATAAGTATTCATTCCTAGATAAAGACATGCAATATTCTTTTTATCTAAATACACTTAGGAAAAAGAAGAGATTTAGTCCCTGGCTCCGTAAG